GAAATACCATTTGGAGGTAAGGCAACCAAACCAGAACAGTACATCAACCGTAGGACTGAGATGTGGTGGTTAATGAAACAATGGATAGAAGAAGGAGGTGCAATACCGAATGACACCGCCCTTAAACAAGAGTTAGCTACACCGATATATTGGTACGACAATGTAGGCAGAAGAGTGCTTGAGTCTAAGGATCAGATAAAGAAGAGATTGCAGGGAGCAGGGTCACCAGATTTAGCTGATGCACTAGCACTAACCTTTGCCCTCCCAGTAGCCAAAAAAGAGATGGAGGATATATACATCAAAAGACGTAAAGTATCTACAGGTAAGGAGGAATATGACCCATACAAAGTGCTGTAATTTTGTTCGTATAGCAGAAGGTCTAGATGTAGACCCATTACTCCAATTGTTGGACGGTAAACCTGAGTTATGGAAAGAGATAGAGACAAGGCAAAAATGCACTAACTCACCACATAAAGATACCGAGTGTATATATGTTAGAGGACCACTAAAGATGAGTTTGTATTACGTTTTATGGGATACAGGATCATACGATTACCCATGCATGGAGTACTTGAAAGATGCATTAGTGCCCTTGATGCAACCAATCCTAGAAAAACTAGGGGTTAAAGACATGGGTAGGCTACTTATTGTCAATCTGAAGCCTAGTGGTCATGTGACCAAACACAATGATCAAGGAACGTATGCAGATCACTACCAAAGATTTCATCTTGTACTTAAATCTAACCAATGGTGTAGCCAAACTTGCGGAGATCAGGAGCAAAAGTTTGAGGTAGGTGAGGTCTGGTGGTTTAACCATAAGAAATTACATACGGCTCACAATGTTGGCATGACAGATAGAGTGCATATAATATTTGATTGTGTTACTAATTATCCCTTATGACGAGTGTGACCGTAAGTACTGATGATACAGCTACTGTAAACGAAAGTAGAGTACCTAAAACAACCATCAGACTCTGCACGTTAGATGAATTTAAAGTATTAGCAGAACCATTGTTTGAGGAGCATTACGAAGAGATTGCTCGCAACAAACAAGTGATGAAGCTAAAACCAAACTGGCCGATGTATGAATCGGTTGACCAGAATGGGTTCTTATTTATTTATCTAGCAATGCAAGGCGATGTTTGTATTGGTTATTCTATGAATATCATCATGCATCATTTTCATTATGCTGATCTAAGAGTTGCCCAAAATGACGTTTTGTTTGTCAAAAAAGAATTTAGGGGTGGACGATTAGGATTACGTTTATTGAAAGTTACAGAAGACCATGCAAAACTTGCAGGTTGCAAACTGATGTTATGGCACGCTAAAGAAAACACCGCTCTAGCAAAACTGTTACCAAAACTAAAGTATGGTGTACAAGAAATCATGTATTCTAGGGAGATTTAAAAAATGATTGTATCAGCAGTTATTGTAGGAGCAGCTACTGTTGGATCGCAGATATATGCAAGTAACCAACAAAAAAAACAGCAAAAGAAACAGTTAGCATTGCAACGACAAGCTAATCAAGATGCTAAAGATAGAGCGAAAGAAGCAGGTGATCGTGCTGATATTGAAATGAATAAAGCAAATAGAAAGAGAGCAGATGTAAGTGCATTAACTAAGAAAGAAGAACAGGCAGCAATGGCTGGCCCTGCCGGTACATTACTTACTGGAGTACAAGGTGTAGACTCTGGTAGTTTAAATTTAGGCGGTAACACATTACTTGGTGGTTAATCAATGAAAACAAAACGTGCTGACCTGTTAACTAGGTGGGGTCACCTTAGATCTGAAAGAGCTACATGGTGGTCACATTGGCAAGAAGTCACTACATATCTATTGCCAAGGAATGGACGTTATTTTCAGCAAGATAGAAATAAAGGTCATAGAAGACATAACTCGATATACGACAATACTGGTACAAGAGCATTAAGAACATTAGGTGCAGGTATGATGGCAGGTGCAACAAGCCCTGCAAGACCTTGGTTTAGACTTGGAACGGCTGACCCAGAGTTAAATAGATATACACCTGTCAAGTTATGGCTAAATGATGTAACAGAACGTATGCAATTGGTGTTTCAAAAGTCCAATACATACCGAACATTGCATGGTATTTATGAAGAATTGGGAGCATTTGGTACGGCAGGTTCGATTATATTGCCAGATCCTAAGACAGCTATCCATCATTACCCTGTAACGATAGGAGAATATGCAATTGCTACGGATTATCAAGGCAGAGTTAACACTTTGTACAGAGAATTCCAAAAAACAGTAGGAGAAGTAGTAAGAGAATTTGGATATAACAAATGTTCAACGTCTGTTAAGAATTTGTTTGACAGAGGTTCACTAGACCAATGGATTACGTTAGTTCATGCGATAGAGCCAAGGGATGATAGAGAGCGTGACTTTAAAAAGAAGGACAATATGAACATGGCATACAAGTCTTGTTACTTCGAGATAGGTGGTGATGGCGAACAAGTACTAAGAGAGAGTGGATATAAAGAATTCCCTGCTGTTGTACCTAGATGGGGCATTTCTGGTGGCGATATTTATGGTAATTCACCGGGAATGGAAGCATTAGGTGACGTAAAACAGTTACAACATGAACAATTACGCAAGGCACAAGGCATTGATTACCAAACAAAACCACCATTACAAGTACCTAGCTACATGAAAAACCGTGATGTAGATAGTTTGCCGGGTGGAGTTACGTTTATTGATGGTCAACAGGGCAAGATTGAGACTGCATTTAACGTAAATCTAAATTTAAATCATTTATTAGCAGATATACAGGACGTTAGGCAACGTATTAATGGTAGTTTTTATGCTGATTTGTTCCTTATGTTGGCAAATGCTACTGATACTAGGATGACTGCAACAGAAGTAGCAGAACGACATGAAGAAAAATTATTAATGTTAGGTCCAGTACTGGAACGATTACATAATGAATTATTAGATCCATTAATTGATAATACCTTTAACAGAATGCTTGAAACTGGGTTAGTACCACCTGCTCCAGAAGAGTTACAAGGCATGGAATTAAACGTAGAATTTGTTTCTATGTTGGCACAAGCACAACGTGCAATTGGTACAAATAGTGTTGATAGGTACGTTAATAATATGGGTATGGTTGCCCAGATGAAACCTGATGTTTTAGATAAATTTGATTCTGATGCATGGGCTGATGGTTATGCTGATATGTTAGGTGTAGATCCTAAACTTATAGTTGCAGGTGAGCGAGTAGCCAAGATACGTCAAGCAAGAGCGGAACAACAACAAGCAATGGCACAACAAGAAGCACAACAACGTGCTGTAGAAAATGCAACTAAATTAAATAATAGTAAAACTGGAGAGCCATCTATGATGGACATGATGAACCAATTTAGCGGTTACAATTCACCATCACCATTGGAGGTATAAATGGATTTAATTGATCTTAAAAAAGACCCACAACCTATAGATAGCAATGAAATGTTTGACGAACCGATGTATAGCTACGGTTTGTGTATATCGCTTGGTAGGGAAGAACTAGAAAAGTTAGGAATAGAAAAGTTACCAGAAGCAGGTAGCGAAATGATGATTAAAGCTATTGCTTATGTTAAGACTGTTAGGGAAAGCAAAGAAAAAGATGGTGTTGAACAGAATGTAGAGCTACAAATTTGTGCAATGGGAATTGATCCTATTGACAAAACAAAAGATCAAGCCAAAGGTTTGTACGAAACCCAACCCAAACCTGCGATAAAGGCAACACCTGTTGCTAATACCTCAACTTACTTAGCATAGGAACTTTATGACTTACACGAATCCAGATTATGCCAAAAAATCGCCTGAGTTTAAAAAAAATTTTAAAAACATGGTTGATCAACATAATGCAAATAAAGCAAACAAAAACAAAAATAAAAATAAAAAATCTAAATTAGAACAATTTGCTGAAAGACTTTATGGAGGTAGCAACTAATGGAAGGTGCAGAAAAAATTATTCCTAGAAAAATAGAGAATAAAATAAAATTAATACAAGCCAAACAAGAAGGCAATATGGCATCTAAAAAAGATCTAAAAGATTTAGAAAAACTTAAAAAACTTTACCCTTCAATGTTTTAAATTATGAAAAATCAAGGATTATGGGCAAACATTCATGCAAAACGTAAAAGGATTGCAGATGGATCTGGAGAAAGAATGCGTAAGAAAGGTAGCAAAGGTGCTCCAACTAACAAAGCGTTAAAAGATAGCCAAAGCAAAAAAGCATAAGGTGTGACCGTAACACGGTTATGACTAGATATATTAGAACATGAGTGAATACAATCCTCTCGACCTCAAGAGTCAACAAAAATCTAAAGACAATAAAAAGTCTGAAGAAAGAATTGACCGCCAAAATGAAGAGTCGGACATCAAATGGTTGATGAGCAGCAAGAGGGGTCGCAGATTAATCTGGAGACTTCTGGAGCAAGCAGGTGTTTTCCGATCATCGTTCAACACTAACGCAATGGCAATGTCATTTAGCGAAGGTAACAGGAATTATGGTTTGCAAATACTAAACTTAATCCACACTCTCTGCCCAGAACTATACCCGACAATGATTAAGGAGCAAAAAAATGTCAGAAACGCTGATGACGGAAGCCAACCAAACCAATGAAGGCAGCACACAGCAAGCAGTAGAAGGAACACAAACTGAGCAATCAGTTGAAACTACTAATACTGAAAATACACAGCAACAAGCTGAAACTGTAGCGGATCAACAAGATTCGGATGAATCCTCTGTTGAAAGTGAAACTAGCGAACAGGAAACCCCAGAAGGTGCTCCTGAGAAATACGAGTTCAACGACAAGGTGGCTGACGCACCAGAGGTACTCGACCCCGATGTATTAACTGCATTCGGTGAAGTCGCTAAAGAACTTGACCTGCCACAGGAAGCTGCACAAAAAGTATTAGACAAAGTCGCACCTGTAATACAGGCAAGACAAGCAGAACAGGTTGAAAAGGCACGAGTAGAATGGGCAGAAGATTCAAAATCAGATGATGAATTTGGTGGCGAAACTTTTGATGCCAATCTAGAAGTTGCAAAATCAGCCCTTGATGCTTTCGGTACTTCTACTTTTAAACAGTTGCTGTCAGAATCTGGCTTGGGAAACCATCCCGAAGTAATTCGGTTTATGTACCGAGCAGGTAAGGCAATTAGTGAAGACAGTTATGTTGGTAATTCTCAAGGTGCTAATGCTAAAAGCAATGGTATTCCAAAAGATTTTAACGGCATAGCAAATGCACTATATTCTAATCAGCAAAACAAGTAAGGAGTTATTAAATGGCTACACTCTCAACAGCAAATTTAACACTAGCGGATTGGGCAAAAAGATCTGACCCAGACGGTAGAGTTCCAATCGTTGCAGAACTGTTATCACAGAGCAACGAAATACTAGATGACTGCGTTTTTAAGGAAGGTAATTTACCTACTGGTGAACGTGTAGTTATCAGAACAGGTTTACCCGGTGTTTACTGGAGAGCATTAAACCAAGGTATTCCATCAAGCAAGTCAACAACAGCACAAATTGATGAAGCTTGCGGAATTTTAGAAGCACGTTCTGAAGTAGACAAAGACTTAGCGATGTTAAATGGTAACACCGCACAATTCCGTTTATCTGAAGATACTGCGTTCTTGGAAGCAATGAACCAGACTCAAGCTGAGACAATGTTCTACGGTAATCCCGGAACAGATCCTAAAAAGTTTCTAGGTCTTGCACCAAGATACGGTGATCTTTCCGCAGATAATGCTGTAAACATTCTTGATGCAGGTGGATCAGGTTCTGATAACGCTTCTGTTTATCTAGTTGTTTGGGGTGACAATACTGTTTATTGTCCTTTTCCAAAAGGATCTAAAGCAGGTTTAACACACGAAGATCTTGGTGAGCAAACTGTTTACAATAGTGACGGTACAAGGTTACAAGCTTTTGCTACTCGTTACCAATGGAAAAACGGTTTGGTTGTTAAAGATTGGAGATACGTTGTTCGTATTTGCAACGTTGACATTTCTGACCTACTTGGTAGTGCTAATACACAAACTGCTGCTGCATCAACTAACTTAGTTAAATTGATGGCTAGAGCATTATACAGAATACCAAACATGGCTATGGGAAGAGCAGCGTTCTATATGAACAGAACTGTTCACTCAGGCATGAGTATTGCTGCACTTGATAAATCACAAAATGTATTATCAATACAAGAAGGTTTATCTCAGTTTGGATCAGCACAAAGCTACTTATCATTCTTGGGTGTTCCTCTAAGAAGAGTAGATGCACTAATCAATGCTGAAGCTCGTGTGACTTAATAGTTACAAGATATTTATTTCTATTTTTTTGGAGAATTTCTTAAAATGATTACAGACAAACTGCTCCGAGTGAGCGAAGATCAAGCATTAACTACAACTGCTGTTTCTACAAACACTATTGATTTAAGTGTTGCTAGAGATGTAGGTGAAGGTACTGCTTTGTATATGAACTTTGCAGTAACAGAAGCACTAGCTAATGGTACAAGCGTAAAGTTTGAAGTTATTAGTAGTGCAGCAGCAAACTTAGGTTCTCCTACTGTAATTGGTAGCACCGATGCTATCCTTACAGCAGCATTAACACTAGGTAAAAATGTAGT